CTCATAGGTGACGGTTCCCTTGGTCTTGCTCATGCTAAGCAGTTGCAGCACTCCGCTGAACACCTGCACCCCATCCTCCCACATGGCGGCACGAATCCGCTTGTTCGGTTGGAATCCACCCACGAAGGACTGGATATTGTACGCATACGCAAAGCAGGCCCGATTCGTTGGGGTGTTGGGGAGGGTTATCGTCTTGCTGAACGACCCCCGTTGCTTGGTCACATCCTCAATGTCGCCAATGGAATAGGTGACTGCGATGTCGGTCCCGCCCATCGTGTCAAGAACATAGGCGAGTTCGGGCATCCCGTTCAGCCCCGCAAATCGGAGGTACAGGCAGTCAAAGCAGGCCGCTTCAACCGCATCCGCTCCATCCGCATCGGCACGGGCGTTGAAGTTGTTCCACGCCGTTAAGTCGTCGATGAAGGTTGCCGTCGGGTAGGCTATGAGGGTGACGCTCATAGAATCGAATTGTCGTAGGCCACGGCCACTTCCAACTGCAACTGCGTGAGGCGGTCGTTCCTTCTGGTTACAAATTGATACTGGTTGGCGTTGACCACCGCTTCCACAAGGGTTCCCCCAAGTTCGAGCCATACATAGCCGCTCCTTACCATTTCAATCAGCCACTCGGATTCTGCGTCAGTCAGCCAGTCGGAGTTGAGGGCGTACACGAAGTCAAAGGACCCCGCCCAAACCTTGTTATAGGTCGTGGTTGCGTACACATCCGAGTTGTACCCGAAGACCTCCCGCTGGATGTTTGCCCGCTTCCTGTTCTTCATGGTAAATGTGTAGGAATCAATCCCGCCGTACTTGTTGACGAAATGGACGGGGATGGAATCAAACCGCTGGCAGGGGCCGATGACATAAGTGAAGGGAACCGTTACATTTCCATTGTCATCAATAAACGATATTGTGTAGTACGCACCTTCGGCAGTTGGGAAGTTGACCGAACCAGCAAAGCCGTCCGAACATTGGCCCGAAGTCAGGGCCGTAATGTTTAATGGCCCAGCACCAAATCGAAAGATAGTAGAACCCGATGCAGACCCGATGCTGACATTGTAAAACCGAACCAATGCGCCGCCCGCCGTATAGTAGGTGATTTGTGCGTCAGTATTTTGGGGGTTTGTAAATCCCGAACCAACGCCCTGTGCTAACCATCCATACGAATCGGAATAGACCGTCCTGCGAACATTTGTTGCAAGGCTTCGGGTTACCAAGTCCTCAAATGTGCCCGAAGGGAAGTACAGGCCTGCGCTCCAGTCAGCAAGTTCCAACTGCTCCAGGTTCCCCGCAAACGCCATCACCCCGCTGGCCGTTGTGGTCGCTCCCGTGACTACGGGCGTGTTCCCGTATTCTTGGGTGAAGTCCAACCGATACCCCGAATAGAACCCCGCATGGTCCACGAAGCCCGTCTGCGTCAGCGTTGGGGCAGTCGGGGCGATAAGGGTCTCCACGACCTTCTGCACATCAAAGAACCCGAAATTGGTGGTCGGCAGTTTGTCGCATTTCAGCCGTGCCAGCGTCGTCCCTGCGGGGTTCTTGACATCGCAGACATAGCGGTAATTGGGTTGGGCAATCAGCGAGCCGCTGACTTTGAAAAGCATCTTGTTGTAAACGGGCGTGGCCACAAGGGGCGAACCCGAAAGGACGGATATGGACATGGGTTATCGGGAAGTTGAAAGGCTGACCTGCTTGCCCAAGACATCGGAAATAGTATTGACGAGCAAATCTATTTGTTCGGGGGTGAGGGCGTTGGTGAGGAACTTGGTGGCATAAAGGCCACGCCTGCGGACAAAGTAGGTGATAGACCTTGCGTCTGCGAGTTTCTGCTCTTCAACGGTCCGCATGGCTTTCTTCTCACGGGAGTAGGTTGGCGTTACCAAAATCCCTTTATCGGTAATCCAGTCCGCAATGGCTTGGGTCATCGGTCCAACTTGGTCGCTCTTGCCTCCACCCTTCTTCTTGAATGAGAATGGTGAGTTTGGAGCACGGGTTGAACTGACGGTCCCTCGCACTCCTTGGTCCACGAATTTCCAGTAAGGGTTGGCGAGCAAGTTGACCGCAATTTTTTCGGCGGTCAAGGGGATAGGGTCAAAATCAAGGCTTGCGGATAGCGTCCCCTTGGCGTTCACATCCTTCCCGTCCTCCCGACCCGTGAGCAGGTTCTTTTGTGCAAGTTTGATGATATTCTTCAACCAATCAATCAGCACTTGCTGCCTTGGGTCAACGCCTCCACCTTTCGGGCCTACGGTTATACCAATGGCTTGAAGGTCGGCGGTTTTGACCTCCTTCATGCTTCCGCTTCCGAACTTGGCAAGTACTTTGGTTTCCATGCTGGTAAATGTCCAGCCTCGCAAATTGTGTCCTACCGCCTCCGCATCCGCTCCGCTTCCATCCGTTCGGCTTCCAAGATGTCGTGAATCAAGAGTGCATAGTTCAGAAACTCCACCGCCTTCATTGCGAAGATGGCCTCAAATTTCAGCACATCCTTGTTGGCCATCCGCCATACCACCATGAGCCAACCGTAGCCAGCAAGCGGGTTGGTTACGGGGCCTGCATCCCCTTCGTCAGGTGCTTGGAATAGTCGCTCAAAACTTTCAAGTAGGATTCTGAACTTAGCAAAAAAAAACTGACCACCCCCCAAACATCGCCAATCTTGGCGTTTGCTTTGAGCAGTTCGGCCCGCTCTTGGTGGGATGCCCCGTCGTATTTCTTGGGGAAGTAACCGAGGAACCCGCCCTCCCTGCAAAGGGTCGCCATGATGCGGTGCAGGTTTTGGACCAACTTCTTCTCGTCCGTGGTGTCGGTGTCCATGAGGTCAATGAGTTGGCCAGCGGTCAACTCGTCCGTGAACACCGTCGGAATCCACCACTTGCCACCTGCTTTGAACCGCCTGCGATATGCCAAGGTAGGCAGTTCGTTCCACTCCGCTATAATCGTCTTGTAGCGTTTTGTAAGCCCCTTGGCGGGCATTTCTCGGACGAGCGATACATCCACCCCCTCCACTATCGCCACGACCCCTGCACGCTTGTCGTAATCGGTCAGCACAGGGCTGAACTCCAGCGCTGCGATGCGTTGGAACTGGTCAATGGTGAGGTCTTGGAGTTTCATAGGTTGGCAGTTTTAATCCAAATAGAATCGCTTTGCAGTCCAGGCATCACGAAGTCAAAGTCCACCTGCTCATACCCTTTCGCAATCATAAACGCTGCGACCTGGTTGTAGAGTGCCTGACCGACCCACACTTCTTCGTGTTCGCATTCAAGGTGGAAGGTCTGCACCCGATGGATGGAATCGCCCATGCTTTGCAAAACTTCAAGGCTTGCCCCTTCCACATCCACTTTGCAAGCCCCAATCGGGCCTTCAATCATTGCGAGCAGTTCCCGACCCGTGATAGCCTCCACCTCAATCCTGTTGGCGTTGGCGTATAGGTTGTCGTAGGAACGGTCAAGGAGCGATGAAGTCCCCACCTCGTTAGGACTGCCCTGCATTTGGATAAATTCCAACTTGCCCGAATGCTTATAGATGGCTTTGCGGACCAGGTTGAAGTTGGGGTATGCTTGGGCGATGTAATCCGCTTGGCTTGGGTTTGGTTCGCAGACCCACACGGAACTTGCCCCAAAATGGTCTGCAATCGCCTTCGCATCGTGTCCATCCCGTGAGCCGATTTCCAGCACGGTTGTTGGAACTATTCCTGCGGTTCGGATGGCGTTGCAGTATCGTTGCATGGTCAAAAGATTTTAAGCCCGTCCGCAATCTTCTTGGCGGTGCTGGCGTGGTTGGCTTTGTCAAGGTACTGCCTGAACTCCCAGTCCGCATTCAAGTCATCGGCCGTCAGGTAGTAGGGAAGATGCCTGCACTCGTAAGGTGCGACCATCCTTGCCCCTCCGATGACCACCCGCTGATAGCGTTGGTGATGGTAGAAGGCAAAGGTCGTGTCAACGGGTGCAAGTTGCAGGTCGTGGAAGTAAGGTTGGTTCTTATAGCGTAGTTCGGCCTGCTGGAAGAACAAAGCATCTGCAGGAACATCGTCCGTCCGAATGCCAAGGCCGATTTTGTCCTTGACCGAGAACTTGACACCGTTAAACGGATCGCCTTCCTCTTGCTCGTACATGTAGGTCTTTTCGGGTAGGTCGTACCAAAGTTCCCGCATACGCAGGAGCGTGTCATCGGGCAGGGCCGAAAGGTCAAGGTCAGGGTCCGTGACGATGTAATCGGGATATCCCATGTCAAACAGTTGTTGCGGGATTTGGGCCTGCCATGCTACGAGGTGACCGAAGTTGCCACCCGTGCGGATGACTGCGACCTCGTTGGCTTCCAGTTTCAACTGCTCGTACCATTCCAAGGTTGGGCCGTAGGTGGAATCGTTGTCCACGATTAGAATGGGTCCAACCCCAGGCATCCGCATCAGTTTCTTGACCATCGCCTTCGGCCAAGTGTAGAGGTTGAAGTTGGTTATGATGACGGGAATTTTGGCCATGGCTAAAATGTGATAACGAACTTATCGGGACCTGGCCACCCCTTGCAGGAGTTATAGACGGTCATGCCTTCCCGCTTCCCAATCCAATGCTCGGCCTGCCAGCGGTGTTCCCTTACTGGTTCGCCCAGTTCACGGATGTGGGACGACTTAGCCCACCAAAAAGTCCCCGCAAAATAGGGGTACCCGTCGGGGTTGTTGTGGTCCGCTATTTGGGGAAACTCTTCCTTGGTCAGCCAATAGGCACCGACTGCATCCACATTGGCGAGTTCTGCAATGGCCCGCTCCCATGCGACGATGTTAAAAAATATCATGGCCCTGCACCAAAGTTGGTTTATCAAACTGGGGTCGGAACTGCCCTTGGTGTGGGCGTACAGGTAGGCGGCATCCTCGGTTTGGCTCGCCTTGTACATCTCGGTCAGCGTTGCTTGCTCCCAAGCGTTCGTGCGGGTGACCACTACCTTGATTTTGGAAGCCACGAGTGAGTTGTCCAAGATTTCCTTGACCACCTTCCGCTGGTCGGGAGGACCGACGATGCCGACACGAATCTCGTCCAACTGTTCAATCAATCCGTAATTGCAAAGGGCCATCATGTGTTGGTGCATGATGAGTTGCCATTGCCCGCCTCCGCCGCAGTAAATGTGGTAGTAGTGGATGAGTTTCATTGGGTGAATAGGAGGGTTAAGATGCAGCCGATGAAGACCAAGGCCAGCACGACCCGACCGATGGCCAAGGCGAGGTCAAGGAGGGATTCAAGGTTCATGCCCCAAAGTTACACCACAAGATACTTGCCCGAGTTGCTCACGGCCAATTTGTTGAGGGCCACATAGCGGAGCGCATCGCAGGCGTGGTTGTAGGAATCAATCGGGACCCCCGTGTCCTTGCCGTCCTTGTCCGTGGCCCAAGTGTACGAGCGGAGTTCTTTTATCAGGTTCACGGAATCCTTGGTCACATGAAGGTTAAACCGCTTGACCACATCTATCCCCTGCCTGACCGAATCGGGTCCCTTGGATGCGGGCTTGATATTGAATCCGAGGCGGTAGATTTCCTCGATTGACTTCGGTTCTGCTGAATCGGCCACAATTTCCCACGCCCTTGTAATGCCGAACTCTTTCAGTCGGACGGCGATGTCGGAGTTGGTCAGCCCCCTGTGATATAGCAGTTCGTGGATGAACAAGTCGTCCCCCCTGCGGTACACGGCGACCAAAGCGGTAGGGTCCGTGCTGAACCCCCAGTCAAGCCCGTAGGCGACGAATTTCATCGTGGATGGGTCTATACCCTCAACCACCGTGTAATCGCCGTAGATAGCCCCTTGTAGCGTCCCGACTTGGCCCAACCCGTACACCTTCCACCAGTTCGCCCAATAGGCCGAATGCTCCGCTTTGGCTCGGTTTAGTTCGATGTCGTTGCGGATGGTATCAGGCAGGGCCTCGTTGTCTTGGTAGGTCAGGATGAGGAACTCCGCATCCTTTTCGGGCAAGACCTCGGTATGCGCCCAAAATTCGTGGGTGGGGTTGAAGTCGATGTAGATTTCTTGGCTGGTACGGATGGCCAACTGGTAGTACGAGTCAAAGTCAATATTGTTGGCCTCGTTGATGTAAAGTACCTGCCTCCTTGCCCCTCGGAGCCGTGCTTCCGAATCAGCCGAAAAGAACTCAATCGTGGACCCGTTGGCGAAGTTGTACTGCAGGAGGGTTTTGTTCCAGCGGTCGGGAACCCACCTGTGGGTCCATTGCATGATCTTAGCAAAGTCCTTGATCGCTCCCCGTCGTAGGTGAGGGACGGATTCGGACACGACCGATATTTCCGACTTGGGGAACCGAGCGGCGTGGTCAATCAGCACCGCAAGGATGCCGAAGGTTTTGGATGCGCTCGTTCCGCCCTGTATCACCTTCTTGCGAGCGGTCATCGCCCGAATCTTCTTGATGGCGGTGGTGTACTTAAAGTCCATCCCCGAATAGGGGTTGCTCAATCGTGATACTCGTTTCCTGCTTTTCCACCAAGCCATTCAACCGCTGGGTGATGGAGGGGTTGTAGATGCCCGCCATACCTCCCTTGATTTGGTCGGCTCGGATGGCTTCCTTTATGCGCTGGCAGATTGCGGTAAATTCTTCGTATGCTCCCC